CCCGCGCCCACCTTTGCGCGTCCGTCGAAGCGCTCAGGACGCCGCGCTGGATATTACGACGTTAATTTACCTGCAAAAGTCCGAGGCATATAACGGCCGGAACCGCGAAGGACCGTGATGGCCGCGTGGTTGCCAGTCGTCGCCGTCGAAACTTTTATTCCGACCCATGCGTTGCCGGACGAGAAATCACCGGCCCGCACGTCGAACCCGGCCGCCGCCTGGGTGATATTGGCCGTGTAAAAGTCGTTCGTCGTATTGAACACCATCGGGCCGTCGTCCTCGTCGGCGACCGTGAGCTGAACGGAATCCGTCGTCGGGGTTGAGCGGACACGAATCTTCGCGCCGAAGCCATAAGTCGTGTTCGCAAGGTTCGCGATAAAATTGTCGACCATGCCCGTCAGGCCCGCGTTCACTGTGCTGCCGATGGTGGAGCCGAAGAAAATCTTCGTCGAGCTCCAGGCGGACGAGTTGGTCGTCACGTGTTGCGCCGTGGCCGTCGTATATACGAACGTCTTAACGTTCGTCCCGAGGCCGAGTTGGAACTTCACGGCGTCCGTCGTGCCGGTGGCCGAGGCCATCGTCAGGATAAGAGCCCGCACGCCGCCCGTGGCCGCGACGTTCGTGGAAACGCCGCCGATCTCGCGCCCGGTCGTCCCGGCCGCCGCAGAGGTCATGGCAAAGGTGGCCGCCGTCGACTGCATGAGATCCACGCGCGCCGTCGTGAACGAACCGGCAAGGTTCGCCGCGATGAACACGCGATCATATTCCTTCATGGAATATGGTTGCGAAGTCGCCCCGAGCGAAGATGTGCAGGGGATGACCTCGCTGTCGATTTTGAAAAGCTCGGAAATCTTAGCGTTCATTGATAGTCACCTCCTTAATTCAGCACGATGAACGGGCTGACTGTGTTCGCGGTGGACCCCTCGAGAGGCAGGGGTGCGCTCAACCAGGGCGAGCCGTCCACGTTCCAGAAGATTTTGATGTACGTTTTATTCTGCGTGAATGCGACATGTTCGCTGAAAGCGACGTAGGGGCCGGAGCCGTCGAGGATGTAGTAATAGGAGAGGTCGGCCAGGATGAGGTCACCCTTGGTCCCCAGGGCCACGGAGCGGTCATGGAACAGGACCGGGATGCCGAGAAGGGTCGGCGGGATGCCCGGGGCCGCGTTCTGCACCCAGATGGCGTTCGAACCCGTGGCGTTGTCCGTCATCGTGCAGAGCTGAGGGATCGTGGTCTGCGAGGCGATCCAGACGGGCGAGCCGCCCATCTTGAGCCGCGCGTACATGCCGACCACGTCGGCGTAGGCGATGGCATTCGCGCCCGCGCGTGTATAGTCAATGCGGGCCGGGGAATTCAAAATCCCCAGGGGACGGCCGACGCCGGAGCCGCTGTAAAACGCCATGTCCTCCGCACCGGCGATGGCCTGCCGGAATTGCTGTGTGAAGTAATTCGAGGCACCGGCCCAGTTCCGCAGGAGCTTGTCGGTCGTGATCAGGTAGCCAGCCACTTCTTTCGGCTCGAGTTTGAATTCCTTCAAGCGAAGGTCTGTCAAGTTCTTCGTGCCGCCCTCGGCGATCCAGTCAACGACGATGCCGCCATAGACGTTTTCCGCCGCCGTCTGATCCAGGACCGGCATGGTGAGGGCGGAGTCAGGCGGATCGGTCGAGGCGATGACGGTCGCCCTGGGCCGGAAGATTGCCGGCGCCGGCGCAACGGCGAGGATCTCGGGGCGGAACTTTTCGGGTATAGCAAAACCGCCCTCTGCGCCCGTCCCCATGGACTGCTCGCGATATTCGAGGCGCTTGTCGCCGGGATTGAACCGGCCCGTGGCGAGCCACTCGCCGATGTTTCTAAATTCCTCCGGGTTATCCGGTTTGTTCCGGCAGTTCGCCGGCTGATAGAGTTTGCGGATGGGGTGCTTCGTGTCAGCTTCCGCAGCCTCCACTTTCGCCATGCGCTCAATCGTCTGATCGAGCCGGTCGAGGTCCTTGTCCAGGGCCTCGTAACTTGCGACCTCCTCGTCCGTCATGGCCCGGCTTTCCGAGTCGGCCTTTTCGAGGATCGTCCTCATGGAGGCGACGATTTCCTCTTTTTTGTTGTAAAGATCCTGAATGGTCATCGAATGATTACCTCCTTCGAATTTTCAGGTTAAGTTTCCGACGCCGCAATTCCGTCTCGAAAGGCCGGTATTTTAAAGGCGTCATCCTCTTCTGCCACTGCTCATGCGAACGCAGGGCAACATCCGTTTGCTCATAAAAGGGATATGTGACAACGGACACGTCATAGAGTTTGACCTCCTCGAGGGTCCGCAGGTCTTTCTTGTCCTCGCGCTTCTCCCAGGAATCCCGGACGATGGCGAAGGCGAAGGACATCTGGCTGATATCCCCGCGCACCACGGGCGAAAGCACTAGATCGCGGACTAACTGCGTGTCCGGCGGGTCGATCTCGACGTACAGGCCTTTTTCATCCTCGACGAGGGACAGGGTCCCCGTGCCGTTTCGGCCCAGGACGTAATTCGGGTCGTGGTTGAAGGTGGCCCGGACGTCATCCTTCTTGATGGAATTCGTGAAGGCCCCGGGCGCAATCTGCTCCTCAAACCATCCGCCGTCGCCGATAGTATCGAAAACGGCCGCGTGGCCCCGGAGTTTCGGGACGTAGTCGGTCCGGAACTCGAGGGACGCATCAAATGTTCGTTTTTCCATGTTGACTTCACTCTCCAACTTGCTTTTTTTATGGTCGGACACCCATTTCTTTGCTTCGGAAACCGTCCATTTCTCTTTATCGAACAGATAAGACTGCACGACCATGGAACCGTTAGGGTCGGACTTCAATTTCCCCATGATGGTCTTGATGCCCTCTTTGTCCGAAATGCTCACCGTTCGGAATGATCCATCAACGAAATCACCGGGATCTCTTACACGGATGCGGATGTAATTTTCGGTAATATCGACCGGCATTTTACTTCACCCCTTCATTTTGCCCCGTATAATCGACGGTGATATTCGGGTTCTCATACTCGTCCCCGCCTTCGACGGGGTTCATATTCTCAAGGGCGCGGATCTCATTGACGGACATCCACTTGTTCATCCGGGCTATGGAATAGGCCTGGTAGCGCGAGAGGATATCGCCACGAAGGATGCCGTCGAGCTTGTGTTCGGCGAAATAGGTTCCCCGGTCACCTTCGGGCATGAGCTTCGAATTGATCGTCTGCTCGATGCGGACCAACCAGGGCCGGATAGTATGCGTGACAAAGGAAAGGAAAAACTGCTCTGCCGAGGCATACGTCGCGGTCTTGTCCGCGTGGCCGATAAGGACGCAGGGGACCCGGAAGATCCTGGCGATCTCCTCGATCTGGAATCCCCGCGTTTCGATGAACTGCGCGTCATCGTTATTCATCGAGACGTTGACCCAATCCATGCCTTCTTCAAAAACGATTATCCGGAATTTGTTGTCACCCGAGACGGCCTTATTAAGGGACTCCTGGAGGTGCGATTTCGAGCTTTCCTTCAGGCGGCCGGGGAGTTTAGCGATGCCGGACATCTTTGCCCCGTTGCGGTAAAAGAGCGCACCGTGCTCCTCGGCGGCCTTCGCAAGACCGAAGGCCTCGGCATGGAGCTTGAGTGGTGAAAGGCCGACAATGCCGTCGGAGGACATGCCACGCCAGTGCCAGATCAGCTCCGCAGGGTAAACTTCCTGTTTCCCATCTTCATGCGTGTATTCGTAAATGATTTTTTCGCCTTCTTTTTTCGGGATCATCCGCGCCGGGTGCAGGGGTATCAACTGCGTGATGACCCCCCGGCGTGTTTTTTCTATGAAGGCGTAGGCGTTGCCCCTCAGGGCCGTATGGCCCGTGAGCATCTCCCGGAATTCGAAAGATGTCTGGTAAGGGTTCGGTTGATCGTGCATGAGTTTGTAGAGGAAATGGTCCTCGGCGGGTTCCTTGCCGCCGTCCGTGCGGCGGCGATAGATCATGAGCGGCAGGGACGCCACCGTCTCGGAGATGACGCGGACGCAGGCGAACACCGCGGATAAACTTAGCGCGGTTCGCTCATCGACCCAGACGCCGGATTTCGCCCCTATTCTTTCCGTTAGTTTAACGATCCAGTGGTTCGGGTCGCTGACGCCTCCGCGCTTTTCTGCAAAGAGTTTTGTCGCGAAATCAATAAGCTTGCCCATGTAAGGGCAATTTTAAGGGAAAAATAGGTGGGTTTCTATATACGGATAGGGGCGTTTAGTAACGGATGGGACAGAATTTTCACTCGAAAGTCGTTGAAATGAACACGACGATGCTTTCGCGCGTAATCCGGAGCATCCCGCCCGTGGGGTTGATGCCCTTGATCTTGCCCTCGTCGACCCATCGGTAGACGGTATTTTTAGAGCATCGGAAAATCTGGGCTACCTCGTCAGGGCGCAGGAGCGACTTTTCGGGTATGTCCTTCACGTCAACGGCCATGTGTCTCGGTTCTTCTCTGCGGTTCGGTCTGCCTGAATACAATGTTCTCGACATTTATCTTTTCCATCCTCCGCCTCTGCGATGAGTGAGGCGTCATGCTGTTGAAACGCTCGTCCGGGGTCCATCCGCACCCGGCCATGATCCGCAGGATCTCGGCCTTATCGTTCAGGCCGCATTCCAGTAATATGCTCCGGCATTGCGTGGCCGCCAGGAACGTCTCGCCGTATTGAATGATCGGCAATTCGTGGCCGTCGATATCGATCTTCATGTACGTGACGTCGATGTACCGCTCGATATCGAGTAAGTTCAAAAGGCCGATTGACACGACGGGGTAATTGCCGCATCCGACGGCCGCCCCGGTCGCCCCGGCGTCGCCGGATAGGCTTATGCGGGCGAAACGCAGATGTGTGTATAGGGCGAAGGGTATGGCGAATATATTATTGAACCCGTTCAGGCGTATGTTGCGCGTCAGGGCGTAGTAGTTTTCCGGGTCCGGCTCAAGGGCGATGACGCCCATCTCCGGGTGCCGCGCCGCGCAGTAGAGGGAATAGACGCCGACGTTCGCGCCGACGTCGAAAAATATGCCACCGTCGAAGGCGTCGATCCAGGCAATCGTCTCCGGCTCCTTCTGCCAGAAGGTATCCCGCCGCCATTTCTCGAGCTTCGTCTCCGTGTGCATCTTAAAGGGCATCCCCATCAATCGGCCCCCGAATCTTTGTAATAGACGTTGACCAATCCGATCTGATAGGCCGCCAGGACCGTCGTGGCGATGGCGTCTGCGTTTTTCCCGAACAGTGCATCGATCAGGCCGAAATGCTCCTCGCAGGCGTAGACCCAGGGCTCCTCGAGTAGCATGGAATCCGCGCCGATGACGACATTGACTCCCCTGCCCCTGGCGAGGCCTATGAGATACTCGACCGAAGGCCGCTGATAATAGTATTCCTTTCCGGCCAGGAGGACCCCCCGGAAAACTATCTCCTTGAATCCCTCCTCGAGGGCGAGGGCCATCATCCAGGCAAAGGAGCATCCAAAGTAACGACCATATTTTTCCATGATCTCTCGAAAGGGGTATTCACGACTCCGCTTAATCTGTGGCCATTTCCTTTGCATGTAGACGGGGCAGTCCAGGGCATTGATCTTCGCCATGTATTCCTTGATCGGGACGTCCTGGTAAGTCGTAACGCCGCGGCGGCATAGAACCCTTTTAAACCGCGCGAACTGATGCAGTTCGAACCAACGGTCGAACCGGATATCCTGGAAACGGACGAAAAGATTATTGACGCTCCAGAGCTCCGCCGCCGGGAATGTTTCCCGGGTCAACTTGATCGAGTCCGGGTCCGCGGCCGCCCCGATGATGAAAACCTTTTTATTGTCTTTCTTTTTTTTATTCGCC